TACAGGAACCCCAATTGAGAACGGTAAACCAGAAGAACTCTTCAGCATCATGCAATTTGTAGATGACTCAGTTCTTGGTCGTTTTGATATCTTTGATAAGGCTTTTATTGTTAGGAATAACTTTGGTGGTGTTTCCCGCTATCGTAATTTACCTGTTCTTCACGAGCGGTTAGCGGAAGCCTGCGTACGCAAAGCCCAAAAAGACCCAGATGTGGCTCCCTTTTTGCCAGACTCTCTTCATGCGGAACCTCTATATGTAACTTTAGACAAGAAGACCGCAAAGTTATACGAGCACATTAAAGATGATTTGATTCGAGAACTTGACGAAGCACAAAACCTATTTGGATCAAACTTTAATGTCTTTACTCACTATGGTTTAGATAAAGGCGATAATAACTACTTAGAAAACGAATGGCGTGGAAAAATCATGTCACGAGTTGGCGCTTTAAAGATGCTTTCCTCGCACCCAGACTTGCTAATTAGCAGTGCTAAAAAGTACATAGCTGGGGATACGGGAGAAGGTTCCTCTTATGCAGCTGGTTTGCAGGAGCAAGGTCTTCTCGATAACTTGCCAGAGGGTATTAAATTAAAGGTGCTTGACGAGTACGTTAAGGATTTCCTTGACACGGATCCAGAAAATAAAGTTGTAATTTTTGCAACATACATTGAGATGGTAGATAAGATCTCAGAAGCACTGAAATCGTATGGGTGTCGGACGTACACTGGTCGTCTTAACGCTAGGACGAAAGAAGATAATAAAATTGCTTTCAATACCGAACCTGATGTACGCGTTCTTGTTAGTTCTGATGCCGGTGGCTATGGTGTTGATTTGCCAGCGGCTAATCTTCTTATTAATTATGACCTACCTTGGTCGTCGGGAGGCGCGGTTCAACGAAACGGTCGAATCAAACGAGCCTCGTCCAAATGGCCATCAATAGTTATTCAAGATATTTTAATTGCTGGCTCAATTGAACAACGTCAACACGAGATGCTTCAGCAAAAGAACTCAGTAGCTGCCGCTATCGTGGACGGTGAGGGTATTGATAAAGAGGGAGAACTTAACCTGACTTTGGGAAGCCTTCGTCAGTTTATGGTTAATACTTACGTTTGATCACTGGTAAACAAGGCGGTAAGCCAAGTCGCCCGGCGTAACCGAAATTGGGCTACCAAAGTCAATACCAGCAGCTCCGTAACATTCCGCTACTAATTCAGAGCAAATAACTCCATAGCGCTTACTTGCAGTTTTAAATATTTTTGTATTAGCAATAACTTTTAAACCAAGAATACGAAATGCTAGATTAGCAATATCAACAAAACCATAAGACACACCAACCATAGATTTAGCGTGAGCAACAATTTGCATCCGCTGTTCTTCGTTTAGTTTTTCGTGCTGGTTCCACGCTACATAATAGGCTGGGTACTTATCAACTGGGCTAATAGCAACGCCAGACGGGTTTGCTTCAACGATCTGTCCGTTACCGATGTAAACAAAAGCATGGTTCCAACGACTCAATGTTCCAAGTCTAATTAACTTGCCAAAGAATCCATTTGTGTGTACGACGCCATAATCGCCGGGTGCAGGTGTATAAGCCATTAGCACAGTATTACAAACACAGTAACTACATATGTGCTGAACTTTTTGCCTTTTTGTTGTATCTTGAAAATATAGGGGGTAATAATGGCAACAGGTTTAGATATAGTAAATATTGCCGCCAAAGAAATTGGCTATGTAGAGGGTCCAAACAACGAGACAAAGTACGGGCAGTGGTATGGTCTAGATAACGATCCTTACTGTGCGATGTTTGTTAGCTGGGTATTTGACCAAGCTGGGGCGTCAAGTTTAGTAGCGGCGTCTACCGCTAAAGGTTTTAGTTACTGCCCAGAAGGCCTTCGCTGGTTTCAGAAAAAGGGCGCTGTTGTAGACAAGTACAAAGGTATGCCCGGCGACATCGTGTTCTTTTGCTGGGACGGTACAGGCGTTCCCCAACACGTGGGTATTATTGAGGGCGCTTCCGCAGACGGCATAACAACTATTGAGGCAAACACAAGCGCCGATCATGCTGTTGGATCACAGGCAGATGGTATTGGCGTATTCCGTAGACATCGCCCTTACCTAGGCGTTATGGCTATCGTTCGTCCAGCCTATGCCGCAGTTCACGCACCCGCCGTCAGCAAACTTGCTACTAAGCCAGTTGCTGTTGGAACCGCCGCTGTAACTGCTTTAGGTGGAGGCGGGGCAGCTTTAGCAACTCACACGTCTTCTACAACACCTCCTGCAACAAAAACAACCGTGATTGTTGCTCCACCTTTTCCAGGATCTTCGGCTTTTAAAGTTGGCGCAAAGGGAACAGCAGAACTCATTGTTGCTAGAGCACTGGCTAATGCAGGACTACTCCCAGCAAATCTTGTATCTAATGTTTTAACAGCAGAAGAGATTGCTCTCATACCTGTGTATCAAAAACAATACCCAGGATTAAAAGCCTCTATAGGAAAAGGCATTGACGTTTGGACATACACATCTATGACAGCTAAGGCGGGTTCATGACAAAGTATAGAAAGAAAAAAGGAATTGCTGTTAAGTTTCAGGCTGTTTCGGACTGGGCATCAACGGCTTTTGCTTCTTACTGGTTTATGCTTTTTCACGCTGTTTGGTGGGGATCTTGGGTAGCGTTTAGGTTTGAAGCGTTTCCTTATGGGCTTTTAACACTTATTGTTTCTTTAGAATCTATTTTGCTTTCTGGGTTAATTCTTAATGCAACCAATAGATCTGGAAATGAAGACCGACGCATTATTGAAAAAGATCTTAAACTGGATCAAGCGTCTCATGACCATCTTGAGGAGATTCGTCGCAATGTAAAGGAGATTATGAATGTCCTTCAAATTCCCGATCAAAGATCCTAAATCAGTTATCTTGTCTTCCTTGGCTGGACTAGCCGCTTGGAAATCAAGTAACTTTGCTACCGATCCAATGCACATAGGCATGGCGGTAACGGCAGCAACGGCTGGGTTGGCTATGCCATCAAATTCACAGAACAAGCCAAATGTAGCCCCAGATTCTCACATACAAACACCCTACGTTTCGAACCTAGAAGAGCGCCCAAACGGGTAGACTTATCTAATGCCTAACGCACCTAAGACGCCTACGCGCACAATCCGGGTCTCCGATGACCTCTGGCTTGCTGTGCAGAAGAAAGCTGCTGCTGAAAAGGTTACCGTCACAAGCGTGATTATCAAGGCGCTTGAGCACTACATTAAAGTTGACAAGACCCACAACTAAGCCCTAAGTTACTCCCAAAAGGGAGGCTTACATGGCACTTCAAGACTATGTAGAAGACGCTCGACAGTACCGAGCCATTAAAGATCAAGAAAAATTACTTGCTGATCGCAAGAAACTTTTGCGCGACAAATTAGTCGCTGTGTTGCAAGCTGAAGGCACAGAGGACGATAGCGGTCACCTCCGCTTAGAACTTAACGACGATCTTAAACTCACATACCAGCGTAAAGAAAGTAAATCCATTAAGCTCGAAGAAGCTGAGGAAATGCTTAAGGCTAAGGGTATCTGGGAAGACTGCGTTGAATACGTACCTGTTATTAAAGACGACGCCATTATGGCGGCCCATTACAAGGGTCAGATCACTGAAGAAGAGATCGATTCGCTTGTTGATACTAAGGTAACGTACGCTTTCATACTATGACCTCAGATTTTATTGAAGACTCCTTTGGAGACCTTTTTTATCCGGGAAGCAAAAAAAAGATCAAAACTCCCCCAGTAAAAGAAACTCCAGAAAAAGTTGCTTGGGATAAGCACCCCAAGATGCGGACCCTGCCCAACGGCAAGGACATAGAAATGTTCACAATTGGGGCGCTCGCGTCGGCTTTGAATCGGCCGATCATTACGATACGATTGTGGATGAAGGAAGGCTACATTCCTCTGTCGCCTTACCGCTTGCCAGCCAAACCTGACAAGAACGGTGAGATGAGAGAAGGTCGGCGTTTATATACACGGGCCATGATTGAGGCGGCGATTAATATCTTTGCCAAGGCTGGTGTTTTACACGCTAACCGTATAGAGTGGGCTAAGCACAGGGGTATAACATCAAAACTCACGGAAACGTGGGAAGAGATAAGACAGCACGAACAAAACTAAATAACCATAAATAACCATAAATAAACTAAGGATAAAAATAAATGGGAATCAACCAAAATCTAGATGCAACAAGCTTCGTAACAGAAGACGACGAGTTCTCAGTAGATGCTCGTCCAGCAACAACAGTAGATGCTTCTTCAATTGGCATCACATCAGGCTGGCAAACAGAAGAGCGCTCAGGAGGAGAATATCCAGATGACTTCAAATACTCAGAAACTCGTACGCTTGTCCGTTTTATCGACGACGCACCAGTCGTTAACTATAAAGAGCACTGGATCAACGAAATCACTGAGGGTCGTCGAACATTCGTCTGTCTCGGCAGTAATTGCCCACTCTGTCTTGATGTTGTTCATAAGCCAGTCTCAAAGCATAAGTTCAACGTTATCAACCTCGGAGTTAAGCCTTTCCTCCATCAAGTAATGACCGTATCGTCTGTTCGTTTTTACGAAACTTTGCAACAGCACGCATCAGGCAGCTTTGGTCCATTGAGCGCCGGATACTGGACACTTTCCCGTACAGGCGTTAAGCAGAATACAAGCTATCAAATGATTCCAGTGAAGGCGCGCGACCTTCAGGAAGACTTTGGTGTCAACGAAGCAGACGTTCAGGCGTTTGCAAAGACCATCACCCCATACAGTTCAGAGCGTTTGATTTCACGTTCTAGCTTAAAGGATCTTCAAGAGTTGGCTGACAAGCTTAAGTAATCAAATTGGACGTGGGGGCGCTAGTACTTATAGGCTAGCGCCTCTACTCATTGGGGGATAAGTTGATACACGAAGTAAAAGCAATTACAACTAAAGAAGCGCTTGATGAGATGATCGCTTATTACATGAAGCAAGATGCCTTTGCTTATGACGTAGAAACCGTTGGCGATCGACGCGGAGACACGCCTGTTAATGAGGTGCTTTGGATTAGTTTTTCTACTTGGGGGCGTTCGGATGTTATTCCTATGGGTCATCCAAACGGTGATTTAAAAGAGGTTGTGAAGCCCTTAACTGGGCAAGGACAGAAGCGTGCGGACTCTGGGTTGACCATTAGAGATGCTGATTATTCACGCTCATCCAAATTAGCAACTAAGGTTTTTACTGATCCACCAAAGCAATTATACCCCGCAGAAGTATTTGCAGCGTTAGAGCCTTTGATGTTTAACGAAAATATTTTAAAAGTAGGTCACAACCTTATTTTTGATTTAACCTCCGTTGCTAAGTACTACGGTGGTCGCGTACCAGCTGAGCCTTATTTTGACACCATGATTGCTTCTTTTATATCCGACAACCGTAACAAGAATCGTTGTGGTTTAGCGGATTGCTTAAAGCGAGAAATGGGTTTTGAGATGGAAAAGGGTGTGGGAGCAGAAGTAGAGAAGTACTCTTTTCAAGAGGTAGCCCTATATGCCAAACTTGATGCCAAGTACACATGGGAATTGTGGAAGATTATTAGTAAGAAGGTCATTGAGGCTGATGTTCAAGCCACAATGAACCTTGAGATGAAGGTGCTCCGAGTACTTTGTGACATGAAACTTACAGGTGCACCCTTGGATCTAGAAGCGCTTTTTGAATTAGACAAGCGTTTAGACGCGGATATTGAAGAAGCAAAGGCAAATATTTTTCGGATTGCTGGTCGTCAATTTAATTTAAACTCAAACCCCGAGAAGCAAGAGCTTTTATACGGGTCAGTAAAAGACGGAAACCGGGGACTTAAGCCAAAGTTATTGACGGGTAAGGGTAAAGGAAAATTGGCAAAGGAACGTAGTATTAGTGACTACTCTGTATCAGCCGAAGCATTAGAAGAGTTTAGAGAAGAAGATCCTTTAGTAAATGCCCTACTTAATTACTCTGATTTAAATAAATTGCGTAGCACGTATGTTATTCCATACTTGGGTGGTGAGGTAGTTCGTACCACAGGCGGCAAAGCTAAATTAGAAACCAAAGACAGCATGCTTATCAATGGTCGATTGCACTGTGACTTTATTCAGCACGGGGCCGAGACAGGTCGTTTTTCCAGCCGTAACCCAAACCTTCAAAATGTTCCAGCACCGCATACCCCTAACGGCAAGGCGATTAGAAACCTATTTATTGCTCCCGAAGGTTACAAATTAATTGTAGCGGACTACAGTCAAATTGAACCTAGAGTTATTGCTTCTTTGGCTAAAGAAGAAACCATGATACTTTCGTATAAAGAGAAGCGTGATTTGTACACCACCGTAGGCGATAGAGTTGGCGTGGATCGCAAGGCGGGAAAAGAATTAGTGTTATCAATTGCTTATGGTGTTGGAGCCGAAAAGATTGCTAAGAAGATTAATAAGACGGTTCCCGAGGCTCGGCAACTACTAGAAGACTTTGGTAAAGAGTTCCCCGCCATCTTGTCGTATAAGAAAACCGTTATTCAATACGCCCGGCAAAAGGAGCCTATCCCGTACATCAAGACCCGCCTAGGACGTAAACGGTTTTTGCCAGAATTAAACTCCTCGGATAAAGGAGAGCGAGCTGGGGCGGAGCGTCAAGCCTTTAATACACGTATTCAAGGAACTGCGGCCGACATTATTAAGTGGGCTATGGTTCGCGCTTATGAGTTTTTGCCTAAAGAGGCTAAACTAATCCTCACAGTTCACGATGAATTGGTTACCCTAGCCCCAGACAATCTGGTGGAGGAAACTGTATCCGCTATTAGAAGAGCCATGGAAGATATTGATCTTTTAGAGGTTCCTTTAATTGCAGATATTAAAGTTGTAGAGCGGTGGGGAGAGGCTAAAGATCAATGAGTTGGAAATTTTGGCAACCTAAATTTGAACCTCAAATTATTGAGGTGTCTGTTGCCACCTTACTTCGCTGGTATTTTTATGACGCTTCTATAGAAGATCCAAACTATGTTGCCAAAGCCGTAGGAATGCTTCCGGTTAGTGAAGAGGGTAAGCAAACCGAACTACAGGGTAGCGAAGATCGACTATCGGAGATCATGGGGTTACTTCCCTTTATCGAGGCAATGGCCGATATTAATTCTCAAGCTATGGCCGCCGTTCAATTTGAAAGAATGCGTGAGGCAGGAATAGATTTAGATTCTGAAGACCTTCACTCTGAATACCATAAGATAGAAGATATTTACAAGATGATTTCTATGTCTGGGATTATTTCTACCCTGTCCTCAGGAGTAGAATTGGGCTTAATAGATATAAACGCTATAGGAGGAATAATAAGAGATGAGTAACTTCTGGTCTAAACATGCGGGTGGTAATGCTACGCCCACAACACGGTCATCCGATCTGCCGTTGGCTCCCTCGCAACGACCTATGGATACATATCAACAACCACAACAACAACCTACTGGTCGTCCAATGGGAAGTGTTTCTAGTTCAGGCGCTTGCCCAGAATGCCGTAGTGGAAATTACATGAAAGTGGGTTCAATTGCCACGCAGAACGGTCCACAAGATGCATGGCGGTGCTATGACTGTGGGTACCCTAAAGTTCAATCAGGTAGTGGTGCAGGTGGAGTAAATATCCCATCCGCAGGTCCTACACAGAAAGCCTTTCAAGTGCCAACTGGCGGTTGGAATCCTACGACGATTATTGGTAAACTCGAATAATGACAACAGCGGAGAAGAACAAAGAACTTTTAAAAACCATCGCATTAGTTAATAAGAAGAATCCAGGGGCTATTGTCCTAGGATCAGAGATTAGAGAAGATCTAATTTCTCACATGACAACAGGTTCATTATCACTTGATGTAATTTTGGGTGGCGGATGGCCGACCAACCAATGGGCAGAGTTAGTAGGAGAAGCCAGTAATGGTAAAACCGCTATTGCCCTAAAAACTATTGCAGCCAATCAAGAAAAAGATCCAGATTTTACAGCAGTTTGGGTAGCTGCAGAACAATGGGTTCCTTCTTATGCAGAATTATGCGGAGTGGATCTATCACGCGTTTACGTAGTATCCACGAATATTATGGAGGAAGCATTTGAAACAGTTATCAAAATTGCTGAAAGTAAGTCTATCGATTGTATTGTTGTTGATTCCTTGCCTGCTCTGGTTCCAGGTGCAGAAGATGAGAAAGACATGGATGAGTTCACCGTCGGAAAGGGAGCGCTCCTAACTAATAAGTTTTTCCGTAAGGTAGGTCCCGCTAGCAAGCGTTCACTTACTGAACAGGAACGACCTTTTATTGGTTTGATCATCAATCAGTGGCGCTCAAAGATCGGCGTCATGTACGGAGATCCACGAACCACCCCCGGCGGATTAGGCAAAGACT